CCCACATGAACACACCTACTCCCTAGCCTGTAGAGACTGCACAGCTGCACAGCTGCATAGGCCTGTGGGGGCTTGTGCGCCTATGCAACAATCATGCCAACTCTGTCTATGCAACATCTATGCCAACTCTGTCTATGCAACATCTATGCCAACAATGAAGGGGGTTCGTAATAGGCACCGGCGTCTGTTACGGAACATCGGAGATTGTAACGGTTACCACCCAGATACAACAGAGCTGAAATAGGCAATAATAAGCCCCATAGACAGGGTAGTCTGCTGATGAGGTAAGACGTTGATAACGTGGGAGTTAATAGCGGGGCTGCGGAGACTTTAATCCTCTGAAGATCCGCATCGAAAGGGACGCTACCTCTCCATAGACTGTACCGGCTGGGTAACCTAATAATAACCAATATATAGCTTGACTTTTGCCTTCATTTGTGGTATAATCACTACCTAGTTCAAAGACACACTCTAGAGGCTGTTTTACTCCTGTTTTATATTAAATATATAATAAACATATAACACAGTGCGTAGGTTATAACGACTTAACAGTCTATGTAGAAGGGCTATGCTATGCCCAGTATAATGAGGTTATATGGTAACTAAGATAGGCAGGCCTAAGAAGATACAGAAGGTTAAAAGAAGCGTTGGTCGTCCAAAGGGCGATGCCTCTGCTATAGAAGAATACAAAGCTAGGTTATTAGCTTCCCCTAAAAGTAGGAAGGTTATAGACAGTATATTCGCAGCTGCTTTAGACGATGAACATAAGAACCAGAGTGCTGCATGGAAACTGCTAGTGGATAGGATTATGCCATTAAGCTACTTTGAGAAAGATAAACTCTCTGGCGGTAAGGCAGCTGTTAACATAACAATCACAGGTATGAACACTGAAATAGAAGCTATCGAGGGTGAGGTTATTAATGAAGCAGAGGATGTTTAAGTACTTTACTATTGGTGAGTTTGATTGCCAGCACACTGGTGAGAATGAGATGGATCATGAGTTCATTGAGAAGCTAAGTATGCTAAGACGGAACTGCAACTTCCCATTTGTCATAACTTCTGGTTATCGTTCTCTTGACCATCCCCTAGAGGTTATTAAAGAAAAAGGTGGTACACATACGCAAGGTATTGCTGCTGACATACGAGTAAGAGGTGGTGTACAACGGGCTAAGGTCGTCGCTGAGGCTATTAAGCTAGGTTTTGGTGGAGTAGGTGTAGCTAACAGTTTTGTACACGTAGACGGACGTTCAGGCGTTCCTGTGCTATGGTGCTATTAAGTGTATAATATCTACATTTTATGGCGCTATTAAGTGACTGAACATCCCGACAAGGAAGGTGTAGACGTTGGTGCCGTCTTTAATCAAGCACCCACTAATTACGGAGAGTTATTCAGATGACTGATTTTGCTGTTTCACTTCTACCGTGGCAAGAAACGGTATGGCAGTCTAAAGCCCGATTTAAGGTTATAGCAGCAGGACGGCGTACAGGCAAGAGTCAACTTGCAGCCTACACACTGCTCGTACAGGCTCTGTTAGCTAAGAAGGGTAGAGTGTTCTACGTAGCTCCTACTCAGCAGCAAGCTAGAGATGTGCTATGGAACATGCTATTAGAGTTGGGTAATGAAGTTATAGCCTCAGCTCATATTAACAACTTAGAGCTGAAGCTCATCAACGGCACTATGATAACGTTGAAAGGTTCAGACAGACCAGAGACTATGCGTGGTGTATCACTAGCCTATGTAGTGTTGGACGAGTACGCAGACATGAAGCCTGAAGTGTGGGAGATGATCCTACGACCAGCCCTGTCTGACCTCAAGGGAAGTGCCATGTTCATTGGTACACCTAAAGGTAGAAACCACTTCTATGACCTCCACAGTGAGTCTCTTAGAGGGGAATTGGAGGGTCATGAGTCGTTCCACTTTACGTCCTATGACAACCCTATAATAGATGATACAGAGATAGAAGCTGCTAAGAAGACAATGTCCTCTCACGCATTCAGACAAGAGTTTATGGCTTCTTTTGAGGCTATGGGTTCTGAGATGTTTAAGGAAGAGTGGGTTAAGTTTAGCTCTAAAGAGCCTAAGAATGGAGACTACTTCATTGCCTGTGACTTAGCTGGTTTTGAGGAGGTTGGTAAGAAGGCTAACAAAAGACTGGATAACTCCTCGATAGCTGTTGTTAAAGTTAACGAGCATGGTTGGTGGGTTAAAGACATCATCATTGGACGTTGGACGTTAGACGAGACTGCTAGGCGTATCTTCAAAGCTGTACAGGATAACAGCCCTGTGGCAGTGGGTATAGAGAAAGGTATCAGCAGACAGGCTGTAATGTCCCCTATAACTGACATGATGCGTAGGCACAACAAGTTCTTCAGGGTTGATGAGCTTACACATGGCAATAAGAAGAAGACAGACAGGATTATGTGGGCGTTACAAGGGCGTTTTGAGAATGGTAACATAACCTTGAACAAAGGTGACTGGAACATACAATTTATGGATGAGTTGTTTCAGTTCCCGTCAAAGCAAGTCCACGACGACACTATCGATAGTCTAGCCTACATCGACCAGTTAGCTCATGTATCTTATGGGTGGAACTACGATGAAGAAGACTACGATGATACTTTAGACTCTTACTCAGGATACTAATATGCAGGATCATAACGAAAGCACTGACAACTCATCATCATCAGAAACCCTAGAAAGCTGGGTTATGTCTAAAGTGGACGATTGGCGCGACTACTTCGAGGCTAATTATGACGAGCAGTTCGATGAGTATTATCGCCTGTGGCGTGGTATCTGGAACTCATCAGACAAGACCCGCGATAGTGAGCGCAGCAAGATTGTCTCTCCTGCCCTACTACAAGCTGTAGAGAACAACGTAGCAGACATCGAGGAAGCCACTTTTGGACGTGGTAAGTTCTTTGACGTAGCTGATGACGCTGGTGACACCGAGAACGGTGATGTACGTATGATGCGTGAGCTACTGTCAGAAGAGTTTAATAAGAACAAGATTAGGAAGGCTGTTGGTGAGTGTTTAATCAACGCTGCCGTCTACGGTACTGGTATTGCTGAGGTAGTGCTAGAAGAAAAGAAATACATGGTGCCAGCTACTGAACCAGTCATGGATGGTGCTATGCAAGCTATAGGTGTTAATGTACGTGATCGTATGTGCGTTAAGTTACGTCCTATCCAGCCTCAGAACTTCCTCATTGACCCTGTAGCCACAGACGTAGACAGCGCCGTTGGTGTTGCTATTGATGAGTTCGTGGGTACACATCACATTGAGATGCTTCAAGAGCAAGGTGTGTATGCTGAGGGCAGTATTGCGGAAGCGGCTTCAGACCTGAACATAGAGCCTGACAGAGAGCTGTGGCAGCAACCTTCAGACAAGGTTAGGCTAACTAAGTATTATGGCCTAGTTCCTCGTCACCTGCTTGAGAGCGCCGCTGATGACGTTGAGGGTATGGAGACTGTAGACCTAGCCCTAGATGACGATGGTGAGAAAGAAACAAGCTATTATGTAGAGGCTGTGGTTGTGATAGCTAACGGCGGTATGCTGCTCAAGGCAGAAGAGACTCCTTACATGATGCAGGATAGACCTATCATTGCGTTTCCTTGGGATGTTGTACCTAACAGGTTCTGGGGTATGGGTGTGTGTGAGAAAGGTTTTAACAGCCAGAAGGCACTCGATGCAGAGCTTAGAGCGCGTATTGACGCCCTAGCTCTCACTGTACACCCTATGTTAGCTATGGACTCCTCACGGATGCCCAGAGGCTCTAGACCTGAGATTAAAGCAGGTAAGTTGTTGCTAACCAATGGCGACCCTAGAGAGATACTCCATCCGTTTAACTTCGGACAAGTGAACCAGATCACCTTCGCTCAAGCAGAGAGTCTGCAACGTATGGTACAGGCCGCTACAGGTAGTGTTGACACAGCTACACAAGCCCAAGGAGGCGGTGGTACTACGTCTGCTGGCAGCTCTATGAGTTTGGGTGGTATTATTAAGCGGCAGAAGCGTATCTTGGTTAACTTTCAAGAGAGTTTCCTGCTCCCCTTCATCGAGAAGGCGGCATGGCGCTATATGCAGTTCGAGCCTGACCTGTTCCCGTCTAAGGATTACAAGTTTATACCTACATCTAGCCTTGGTATCGTTGCTCGTGAGTACGAAGTAGCTCAGTTGGTGCAGTTGTTACAGACTATGCCACAGGATAACCCCGCTTACCCTACTATTCTGCAAGCAGTAGTTGATAATATGAACATTACCAACAGAGAAGACCTGATTGAGACTATGGTAGCGGCTCAGCAGCCTAATCCAGAGCAACAGAAGCTACAACAAGAGATACAGATGGAAGAAAGAGCCTTTAAGAACAGTCAGACAGCAGCCCTGAACGCTCAAGCAGCAGAAAGCGAGAGTAGAGCTGTTAAGATTAACATAGAAGGTAGAGGTATCCCTGTACAGTTGGAGAATGACCGTATTAAGGCTGTTGCTAGCTCTGTGACTGCTTCAGATGACGATAAGGAGTTTGAGAAGCGTATGAAACTGGCTAATCTAGCCTTAAATGAAAAGAAACTAGGCTTTGAAGTAGCCAAGGAGAATATTAATGGTAACCGCTAAGGATTTAGAGAACGTTGTAGGGCAGGTGAACGTCTCCTACGCCCTTATGATAGAACGTATAGAGAAGCTCGAAGAAGCCGCTAAAACGGCTCAGAAAGGCTCTAAGGGCGCTGAGAAGGGTGTTAAGAAGGTTAGTTAATATTTAGCTTGACTTTTGACTCGATCTGTGATATAATGCACCACTCTTAAATACATTGTCCTAAAGGATAAACAATGGCATCTACAGACATTAACCATTACGAATACCTCCAAGCCATGTTGTTAACAGCAGGTTGGGAAGAACTAACCGGAGAGTTAGAAGGTATGCGAGAGATACTAGCAGACGTCACCCACATCAGTGGCAGTGATGATCTCTTTTATAAGAAAGGTCAGATAAACATCATAGACTTACTGCTCAGGCTTCCTGACACCGTAAGCGATGCTCTAGATGACTTGCAGGGAGTCAATGATGACTAGAAGGATTTATGAGTTCCTCTGCCCTGACGGACACACCAATGACGAGTTCGTTGATGAGACTGTTAGACAAACAGAGTGCGAAACCTGCGGCAAAGAATCTACAAGAATCGTATCAGCTGTATCTTCCGTCTTAGACCCTCTAAGCGGTGACTATCCTAGCTCTACAATGAAGTGGGCGCAGAATAGACAGCAACAGATACAGAAAGAAAGAAAGCAAGACCCTGAGTACAATCCATAACGGACACTCTTAACCATCAATCTCCATAATGAGTAATCACGGTGATTTAATAATGGCTACATTTATAGACGAAGAAGGACGGCAGGACACACAACCAGTAGAAGTAGACACCACTGATCTAGAGGCACCTAAACAGGAAGCCCAACCTAGTGAAGTAGAAGCAGTTCCAGACAAGTATCAGGGTAAGTCCCCTGCTGAGCTTGTAAGGATGCACCAAGAAGCTGAGCGTATGCTTGGTAGACAGTCTGGTGAGGTAGGTGATCTACGTAAGGTTGTTGACGAGTTCGTTATGTCACAATCCAGTAACAAAGAAACAAGCGAACCAGAAGAAGAGATTGACTACTTCTCTGACCCTGAAAAGGCAATGCAACGCGCTATAGACAAACACCCTTCAGTAGTAGAAGCTAAACAGGCATCTACCAATATGAAGCGACAGTCAGCACAATCTATCTTGAAGGATAAACATCCTGATATGAAAGAGATGTTGCTAGACAGTAACTTCACATCGTGGGTCGGAGACAGCAACTTCCGTACACGTCTATTACAAGAAGCAGATAGGAACTTTGACTACGAAGCCGCTGATGAAGTATTCAGCATGTGGAAAGAGCGCCAGTCTTTGATAGGACAGACAACCAAAGCTGAGAAGCAAAACCGCACCGCTGCTGTTAAGTCAGCTTCTACAGGTGGATCGGCAGGTACTTCACAGACTAGTAGCAAGAAGATCTTTCGGAGAGCAGACATTATTAAACTTATGCGTAACGACCCTAACAGATATGAAGCCTTATCAGATGAGATAATGGCAGCTTACGCTGAAGGGCGAGTTAAGTAACCCAATACTCTAAGGAAGAATTAAGATGACTACATCCGTATATCCCGCCCAAGGCGGCACCGTTGACAACACTAGTGCTGCAACGTTTATCCCACAGATATGGAGCGATGAAGTACGCGCTGCATACGAGAATAGCCTAGTTCTAGCTAACCTCGTTAAGAAGATGGGAATGAAAGGAAAGAAAGGTGATACAGTTAATATCCCCGCCCCAGTACGTGGCACAGCCACTGCTAAGGCAGAGAATACAGCTGTTTCAATCCAGAATGCTACTGAAGGTAATGTACAAATCCTTATCGACAAGCACTTTGAATACTCACGTCTTATCGAAGACATCACTGCTACACAAGCTCTAGCTAGCCTTCGTCAGTTCTATACTGGTGACGCTGGTTATGCTCTTGCTAAGCAAGTCGATTCTGACCTCCACGCCCTAGGCAAAGAAGTTGGTAACGAAGCGACTTCATATGTGAACGACAACTCTTACTACATCGATGCAAGCTCAGGCTTAACTGCTTATGCTGTTGACACTCTCGTAACTGCTGACGTATTCACTGACGCTGGTTTCAGAGGTCTTATTCAGAAGATGGATGACGCAGACGTGCCTTTCGATGGACGTTCTTTGGTAATCCCGCCTAGCCTACGTAACGCTATCATGGGAATCGACCGTTATGTTTCCTCTGACTTCGTTGGTGGGGCTACTGTACAAAACGGCAAGATTGGTAACCTTTATGGTATCGATGTATTCGTTTCTACTAACTGCGCTACTATGGAAACTGCTGCTGAGAATGCTGCGGGTGGTATCGTTAAAGCGGCTCTTATGATCCACAAGGACACTTTCGTTCTTGCCGAGCAGATGGGCGTTCGTTCACAAACTCAGTATAAGCAAGAGTGGTTATCCAACTTGTACACTGCTGATCAGATATACGGCGTTAAAACTCTACGTCCTGAGTCTGGCTTTGTATTAGCTGTTAATGGCTAGTAGTATTAATATGTATATTGGAGGGGTTCTTCGGAGCCTCTCCTTTTTATTACTTTCATTATACAGGAAGACGTAATGACCACGATTATCACAAAGAACAGTTCAACAGCGACGGCTGTTCCGACTACGTCAGACTTAGTACAAGGTGAATTAGCGGTAAACGTAGCTGACAAACGTATATTCACAGAAGACGCTACTACAACCATTGTAGAGCTAGGAACTAACCCTTCCACCGTTACAACAGCCACAGCAGACGTTACTGGTGTTCTCACCGCTAACGGCACTCTTGCGTCCAGCAATGCAGTAGTAACAGGTGGCACAATCGACGGTACTCCTATAGGCGTCACCACAGCCTCTACAGTAGCCGCTACAACACTTTCAGCCAGTGCAGGTATCACAGGTACACTCACAGGCGACGTCACAGGAGCGCTCACAGGTAACGTCACAGGCAACGTAACAGGTAATATCACTGGCGATGTCACAGGTAACGTCACAGCAGCTTCAGGCACAACCACTCTAAACAACTTATCAGTTAGCGGAACAGCTGACTTCACTAACACTGTGCTTGCTAATGTAGCAACACCAGTAGCTAATGCAGACGCAGCTAATAAGCTGTATGTTGACACAGCCGTAGCAGACGTTATTGACGTAGCACCCGCAGCACTAGACACTCTTAATGAGCTAGCAGCAGCACTAGGCGATGACGCCAACTTCTCCACAACAATCACTAACTCTATAGCCACTAAACTACCTCTCGCAGGTGGTACGATGTCAGGCGCTATAGCAATGGGTACATCTAAGGTCACTGGCCTAGGTGACCCTACTGGTCTTCAGGATGCAGCAACTAAGACCTACGTAGACACAGCAGACGCTCTCAAGCTACCATTAGCTGGTGGTACGATGTCTGGTGCCATCGCTATGGGTACTAGTAAGATCACTGGCGTTGGTGAACCTACTCTTGCACAAGACGTAACAAGCAAGAGCTATGTAGACGGTATCTTAGGTTCAGCAACAGCAGCAGCCACAAGCGCGTCTAATGCAGCCACTTCAGAGTCTAACGCATCCACCTCAGCATCTAACGCAGCAACTTCAGAGACTAACGCAGGCACTTCAGAGACTAACGCAGCGGCGTCATACGATGCCTTTGATGACAGATACCTTGGCTCTTTCGGTACAGCTCCAACAGTAGACAATGACGGTGCAGCTCTGCTCACTGGTGCTATCTATTGGGACACTGCTACTACTCGTATGGAAGTATACACAGGTACTGCATGGCAAGCAGTATCACCAACTGTAACCTCCACTAACGGCTCAGACTTAACTGTCTTGACTGGCGATGACATAACCTTTGCAGACAACAGCAAGGCCATCTTTGGTGCTGGGTCTGACTTACAGATTTATCATGATGGTAGTAATAGTTATGTTAGCGAACAAGGAACTGGTCCATTAAAACTCTTGTCAAATGGTTTGCAAGTTAAAAATGCAGCAGATGACGAAAGTATGATTGTTGCTAATCAAAACGGAGCAGTAACGCTTTATCACGACAACGCACCCAAACTCGCCACCACCTCCACAGGCATAGACGTAACTGGCACAGCTACGATGAACGGGCTTACTGTTGATGGTTTAGCACAAATATCAGCACAAACTAACGGTGCTTATGCTCTAAGAGTTGGGGATGCAGCAGGTTCATCAGGCGCTGTTGCAGGTATAGGTAAAATTGGAATAAATCCACAAGGCGCAGGACTTTTTACTTATACAGGAACAGAAATTAGAGCAACCGAAAACGCTGCAGGTGATTATAGAGCAGCGTTGAGCTTCCACACAAGAGGTGATACAAGTGATGTTGAGTCTTTAAAAAGGCTAAATATAGCCAACACAGGAGACATCTCTTTTTACAATACGACGGGGACAAGTCAAAGTCTTTTCTGGGACGCTTCTACTGAGAATTTGGGTATTGGTACTAGTTCACCTGTAGAAAAGCTCTACGTCAACAGCACAAGCGGTGATGCCCGAATTGGCTTAAACGCACCAACAGGCTCTGATACTGAAATAAAGTTCAACAACAATGGCGTTGTTCAGTTCTCAATTGGTCACGATGACGGCACAGATAACTTTGTTATTGGCGCGGATAATGTTGATGCCCCGTATGTTTCAGTTACTAAAGCAGGC